GGTCATTCGGCGCCGCGGGCGATGCGGATTTTTTGTTGCGATGCAACCGCTAAGTGTTTGTTGTGGTTGTTGTTCTTGAAGTGAGGCTATGGCTGGTGCCGGGTTGGCCGACGCTACGCCCCTCGACCATGGCGACGGACTGCCGCCAGGGGTCGAGGATGCCGTCCTGAACAAGGCGCGGCTGGGCGATGCGCTGGCGGTTTCCATTACCACCCTCGATCGGTGGATCGCGGACGGCATGCCGTTCGTCGAGGGCGGCACCAACGGCCGCGCCTATCAGTTCCGGCTGTCCGAGTGCTACCGCTGGTGCCGAGACAAGCAGCGCCAGCGGGTCGCGGCGAAGGAAGCCGGCGACCGTGCGGTCGCGCAGATGCGCCTGGCGCTTCTCGGCGGGTCGATGGAGGACACCGAGCGACAGCTGTCGCCGAAGGAACGCGGTGAACTCTACGAGGCCGAGCGGCAGTGGACGCGCCTCGCGATCGAACGCGGCGACGTCATCCCGAAGGGGAAGGTCACCGAGGTCCTCGAGGAGGTGCTGTCGCTTGTCCGCTCCGGCGTTCTGGCTATGCCGGACCGGCTGGAGCGCGAGGCGGCGCTGACCGGGCGGCAGGCGGAGACGGCGGCGAAGGTGGGTGACGAGATCCTCGACGCGATCAAGCATCGCCTTGCCGTCTACATCGAAGAGACGCGCGCGAGCGCCCCGGCGTCGCAGCTGGCCGGTCTCCTGATCTGACGGTGGCGACGACATCATGAACATCATGGCGTTCAGGCGCGAGGGGAACGGCCAGCCGCCGGCGTTCGGCGACGCGCTCGACTGCCTCGAGGCGGCACTGCCGTCGATCGCGCCGCCGCGGCGCATGTCCGTCGCGGAGGCAGCGGCGGCCTACCGGCGCATCGACGTGCAGGGGGCGATGCTGCCGTGGCGGAACGACGTCGGCCCCTACATGGTCGAGCCGATGAACGCGACGACGCGACGGCGGGTCAAGGTTGTCGCCTTCGTCGGTCCGGCCCGGTCGCTGAAGACCGACGCGCTGATCAACAATGTCGCGCTGCACCGGATCATCTGCGAGCCTTGCTACATGCGCGTCGTGCATATGAGCAAGGATACCGGGCAGGAGTATTCGGAGACGAAGCTGTCGCCGATGATCCGGCACTGTCCCGAGCTCGCAGTCCGACTCGGGAAGGACCGCTCGGCGGACAACATCTTCTCGAAGAAGTTCCAAGGCGGGATGCGGCTCACCATCGGGTGGCCGGTGGCGTCGCACTTCGCCGGCGTCGATCTCGTCGTCGTCGCGGTGACCGAGTACGATCACCTGCCCGACAACATCGACGGCGAAGGCGATGCGCTGACGCTCGGCCGCAAGCGGACGCAAACCTTCGGTGGGCGAGGCATCACGATCATCGAATCGTCGCCGCGCCGTCCCATCGAGGATGAGGACTGGCGGGTCAAGGGTGAGGCGCCGCACGAAGCACCACCCTGCAAGGGCATTCTCGGGGTCTACAACCAGGGCAGCCGGGGACGGTGGTACTGGTACTGCCCCACCTGCCGGGAGCGGTTCGAACCGGATTTCAGCCGTCTGCAATGGCAGAAGGACGGGACGATCAATGAGCGCGCCGCGTCGGTCGAGATGGTCTGCCCCAACGGCTGCCTGATCCCGCCGGATGCCAAGATGGATCTCAACGCCGGCGGCGAGTGGCTGCACGAGGCGCCCGGGGGCGAACTCGTCCGGTTCGACGATCTGCCGGGCGACAACCCGATCGCCAGCTACTGGCTGAAGGGGCCGGCGGCGGCATTCCAGCCGTGGCATGAGATCGTAGCCAACTGGCTGAACGCCAACGCCTACTTCGAGGCGACTGGCGACGAGGGCAAGCTCGTCTCGACGGTCAACACGGACCAGGGTCTGCCCTACCGGCCGAAGGCGTTCGGGGCGGGAAGCGAGCTTTCCGTCAGTCTGCTCAAGTCGCGCGCCGAGCGCTACCCGATCGGCGTCGCTCCGGCCGGGACGCGCTTCATCACGGTGCAGGTCGACGTGCAGGCGCGCAGCTTCGTGGTGCAGGTTGATGCGTGGGGCGTCGATCTCGAGCGGTGGATGATCGACCGATTCGATCTGCACACCCCACCGGCCGAGGCGCCTGGTGCCGGCAGCCGGTCGCTCGACCCGGCCAAGTACCGAGAGGATTGGCGCGTGCTGCGGGATCTGCTCGACCGCGCCTATCCAGTGGCCGGGAGCCGCCGGGCGCTGCGGCCGGTGGCGCAGATCGTCGACAGCCATGGCGAAAGCGGCGTGACCCCGAACGCCTACGCCTACTATCGGACGGCGCAGCGCGAGGGCCTGGTGCGGCGGGTGTTCCTCTGCCGCGGCCGAGGCGGGTTCGACAAGCCGCGCGCGTGGGAGGCGCAGCCTGAGAAGGAAAGCGGGCGCCGAGGCGCCAAGCGCAGTGACCTGAGGCTCGTCAACGTCGGCACCGACACGATGAAGGACGAGATTTCGGCGGCGCTGGCGCGCGTGGATCCCGGCCCAGGCGCCTACCACCTCTCCGACCATCTGCCGGAGAACGTGTTCGACGAGCTCTGCGCCGAGCGTCGCACGGTCAAGCGGTGGGAGAAGAAACCGGGTGTGCGGCGGAACGAGGCGCTCGATCTCGCCGTCTACGGCAAGGCGCTCGTCATCGTGCTGAAGGGTGAGCGGATCAACTGGACGAAGCCGCCCGCCTGGGCGGCGCCGATCGACCGCAACAGCTTTGCCATCGACGTCGCTGCGCCTCCGGTGGAGCTTCCGCCCGTCGCTGCGCCCCCGCAGGAAGCCGTCGCCGTCCCGGCCGCAGTGGTCGCCCCCGCCCCACCGCCGCAGAGGCCGGTGCAGGCACGCCGCATCATTCGACCGCGAGGGCTGTGACGTGGGCTTCAGCCAGGCAGATATCGACGCGCTCCGGTCCGCCATGGCGAAGGGGGCGCTGCGCGTGCGCTTCGGCGACCGTGAAGTGCAGTACCGCAGCCTCGACGAGATGCGTGAGTTGCTGCGTGAGATGGAGATCGAGGTCGGTGCCGCGTCCGGGGTCAAGCGCATCCGGCGGGTGCGGCTCACGACGAGCAAGGGGCTGACGTGACGAACGTGCCGGCGCGGATGCGAGCCCGGATCAAGGGCACGCAGATCTATGTCGACCAGGGCGCGCGCGGCATGGTCGCGTCGGCCGCCTATGATGCCGCCGGCAGCGGACCGCGCCTCGCCCGCTGGCGGCCGGGGTCGACCGGGCCGAACGCGGCTCTCGGCGGCTCGCTGACGACGCTGCGGAACCGCTCGCGCGACAAGGCGCGCCAGGACGGGATCGCCGCAGCGGGCGTCGCGAGCCTGACGGCGAACATCGTCGGCACCGGCATCGTGCCGCAGTTCACGACCGCCGATGCCGACTTCAACCGGCAGCTTTCCGAGCTCTGGCTCGAGTGGACGGATGCCGCCGACGCCGACGAGCGTCTCGATTTCTACGGCCTGCAGGCGCTCGCGGTGCGGTCGATGATCGAGGGCGGTGACTGCTTCGCCAGGCTGCGAGTCCGTTTCCCCGAGGACGGCTTGCCGGTGCCGATGCAGGTGCAGCTCCTCGAGGCGGAGTACTGCCCCGAGAGCAAGACGGAGATGCTCCCCGGCGGCCGTCGGATCGTACAGGGGGTGGAGTTCGACGCGATCGGCCGCCGAGCCGCATACTGGCTCACCCGCGGCCATCCGTTGGACGGTCTGGCGACAGCGCAATGGTCGAACGAACCGATGCGCATCAGCGGCACCGAGGTGGCGCATCTCGCGGTGATCACCCGGCCCGGGCAGATCCGCGGCGAGCCGTGGCTGACGCGGGCGCTCGTGAAGCTGCACGACTTCGATAGCTACGACGATGCCCAGCTGCTGCGGCAGAAGATCGCCACCCTGTGGGGCGGGTTCGTGCGCACCGGCATAGGGCTCGATGGTGAGCCCATCCCCGGGACCGTGCCGTCTGCCGAGGCTGGAACAGGCGTTGCTCCGCTCGAGGCTGGGATGATGCAGGTCATGGCGCCGGGCGAGACGGTCGAATTCGCCGCTCCCCCGTCGCCGGGCGATTCCTATGGCGAGTTCATGCGACAGCAGCTGCGCGGCATCGCCGTCGCGATCGGCTGCCTGTACGAGCAGCTGACCGGCGACTATTCGACGGTGAACGAGCGAACCTATCGCGCGGCGCTGAACGAGTTCCGGCGGCGCTGCGCGACGTGGCAGCACCACAACGTCGTCTATCAGTTCTGCCGTCCGGTCATGAACCGGTGGGCGCAGCTCGGCGTGCTGTCGGGGGCGATCAAACCTCCTCGCGGGATCACTGTCGCGCAGATCGCCCGGGCTAGGTGGGTGCCGGAGGGATGGCCGTACCTCAATCCGACGCAGGACGTGCAGGCGCGGCGGGACGAGGTGCGCGCGGGATTCCGCTCGCGCGCCGACGTCGTCGCCGAACGCGGATACGACGTCGCCCAGGTCGACGCCGAACTCGCGGCCGACAATGCCCGCTCCGACGAGCTCGGGCTGATGCTCGACAGCGACCCGCGGCGAGTCAGCCAAGCCGGCCTGACGCAGGCGCGGACCGCCGGCACCGAGTTCATCGACCCGGCGGCCACGGCCTGACGCGCCATTCCCATCGATTTTGAGGGCTTCGACGTGGACATCATCCGCGACGGCGAAATCTATCTCTACGGCTATGTCGGCGAAAGCTGGTGGGACGACTGCTTCACGGCGCTCGACGTGGTCGATGCGCTGTCGACGCTCGGTCGCAGCACCGATGTCGTCGTGCACATCAACTCCGGCGGCGGCGTCGCGGTCGAGGGTAGCGCGATCTACAGCGCGCTCGTCGCTCACAAGGGCAAGGTCTCGATCGTCGTCGATTCGATCGCCGCGTCCGCCGCCTCGCTCATCGCCATGGCCGGCGACACCGTCACGATGCGGCGGGGGTCGGTGATGATGATCCACGACCCGATGGCGGGAACGTGGGGCAACGCCGAGGATCACGAGAAGTCGCTCGAGGCGCTGAACGCACTCGCGACCGCGATGTCCTCGATCTACGCCGACAAGTCCAAGCGGACGGCCGAGGAATGCCGTGCGGACATGCGCGCCGAAATCTGGCTCACGCCGGAAGAAGCGGTGCGGCTCGGCTACGCCGATGCCGCTGCCACGTCGGACGCCGCCGAGGCGACCGCCTTCGACTATCGCATCTACGCGCACGCGCCGCAGCCGCTGCGCGCCCTCGCGGAGGCCAAGGGCTGGGCGATGCGCTCCGGCCGCGAGCGGCCGACCGCCAAGCAGGAGAATACGCCCATGCCCGCCGACCCGCAGCCGAATTCCCCGCCGGCCCCGTCGCCGCACTCGGCCGAGGCGACCGCCGCCGCCGTCGCCGCCGCGCGTGCCGAGGCGGCCGAGATCACCC